TCACATCTTTTTGTTAAGCGTTGGGCTTACCTTGATCTTGCGGTCATAAACCAAAACCTGAGACTCAGTTTTGTGTCCACTGAATTTCTGCTTATCCTTCCCGGTACCTTCATAATCAGAGATGCCCTTCGCCTTCAGATCATGAAAAGTACAATCAAGGGGGCGTCCTAAACTATTTCCTGCTAAGTTACGCGCCTTTCTCCACGCCTCGTTAAATCCCTTATACGAATAACGTTCACCATACATGGTCTTTATCACAGCGCCATTCTCACCCCATGGGCGACATATATCTACCGCTTCATGCAACCTTTCAGACCATGCTTTGATTTGTTTAATACCAGTCTTACCTTGTTGGATGAATATTCCTTTGTCCATTATCTGATTCCAGTCCATTTTCAGAACATCGGAAACACGTGCTGCGCAAAGGTAAGCAATTTCCATAGCTGCCCGAACAGCTGGCGTGGCGTGTTTGTAAATCGCGAGGTATTCCTCATCCGTGATGTAACGATCGCGCTGGGGTTTTGGATATTTATCAACACCGACACAGGGATTGCCAGGCACATACCCGCGCTGATAACTCCAGCGGAACACACGGGACATGGAGCTGTGTTCGTGATTAGCCTGGACGCGGCTTTTCTTACCACGCGCATCCATATATCGACGTATATGTTCAGGTTTTATCGATTTGGCTTCAGCTTCACCAAACACAGCCAGAATGTACTTTTCGTGGGCGTGATAATCTTTTTGAGTGCGTGGCGCCAGGTCAGCGAAGTCAGCACTAGCCAGGAATTTTTGCCAGAGCTGTTTAAACATGAGCCGGTTCTTCCGGCCTTCAACGACCTTTTCGTAAGCCACCCATACTTCTGCTTTCGTTGCGTCTGCTGGAGCTAACTTTTCTGTAGATCCACCGGGTTTCCAGTAATAACCAGAAGGGCGAAAGAAAACGCCCTTTGGCATCCATTCATTACCCGGTGCGCGTTTGCGTCCCATATCAACTCTCTATAGCGTCAAAGTTCATGCCCTTGGCGGGCGGGAACCCTGCTGGTGGTACGAGCCGATGAATAGGGTGGTTGATATGATACCAGGTGGTTTTAATTGAACCGTCCCGTCTCTCAATGAAATAAATCCCATTGAGTTCAAGCACCTCTTTCTGCAGAGACTTCTGTGGTGATCCTGTAGCCTCTGCCAGCTCCTCATCAGTCAGGAAACGATCGCTCATAGGTTAATCTCCACTTTACCGGCTGCACCCGGTCACCCTTTAAAAATACAGGTCCCGCAACCATTGCGGGCCCAGTCAACACAAATACCACAGTGATCTACTTTTTTAGTCGCTTCCTCTCCTTGCATGCCTGTGCACTGCTAAAGACGTCATCACGCATAATTCGCCACATCTGCAGTAACCCTTCGCGCACGTTCGGAATGTCACAATATTCGCGAAATGCGCGTTCCATTGTTTCAAGAGAAGGCTCACCTTTCCTCGCTCCATCGAGCACATTGACCAGTGCCGCTTTCTCGGCCACGAGAGCGTTACGAATGTTCAGTGACTCGCCTAGTGCCACCTGAGTTACATCCAAACGTGATGCCAACTCAGTGACGAGTTCCCCAGAGGCTTTCGGAAGGTAACGTGCTGCATGATGTGCAGCTCCAATAAGCTGTTTCGTTGTTAATCGGGCCGAGGCTTTATCAGTTAAATCTGGCTCATGTAATTTCTTATTCACGCTTGTTCTCCGTTATTACGCGCTGCACCGCGCCTGAATTTTGATTGAGCTAATCCCTCGCCGGGAGACGATAAATTGAGTGGTTTCGCTTTAGTAAATGCCCTAATAAGTGGGCATTTATTGAAACGGGCGGCTGCCACCGCCGTTTAGTTCTCCACACAACACAAAAGAGCACCTGCGGCTGCAACCGCCCGGATGGATTGGGGAATGAGCCCGTCATCCCGTGATGCTCTTGTGTGTTGCGTAAAAAAGGGGCGGTACCAGCGACTTCAAGGGATAACTCTGGTACCGCCAAACAACTACACAACTGCCTGGTTTTATGAGGTTGTGGGCCAGGCGCTTGTCTTCTGGTTGCCGTCGGTGCGGCTGCAATTCACCACAACGGAGAGAGCACTGCGTAACCTGGCACCGATCTGGCCGCCGGTCGGTTTGTACTGGATTCTTCCCCAGTCACTGGCCCGGACAACGAAGCTTCTATGTGCGTTCCAACCAGTGCTCTTTCCTGCTGTGAGCGTTTTACTTGTTCACTAACGTTAATTGAATGTACCTTTAGTTACCTTTATGGTCAAGCATCCAATGTACTTATTGTTACATTGATGGGCAAAAAAAAGCCGGTTCAATGTAACCGGCATTTACGAGCAGCTATTTAAATATTCTGTGTAATCTGGACAACCTTCCCAACTATTCGGCAGTTACCGTCAATTGGGATAGGTGGGAATGCGGGGTTAAGAGGCATTAGGTAAGAATGGGGACTGTCCCAAACAAGTTTTTTAACCGTCGCTTCAGAAGAACCATCCAATATTGCCACGACTATTTTCCCGTAAAGATCATCTAACTGACCGTACCGCGGCTCAACAATTACTATTGAACCTTCAGGTATTGAAGGGAGGCCGTGTGGGTTGGTCATTGATTCCCCACGAACAACTAGACCAAAAACTTCTTCAGAAACATCAGCGGTGGTTTGGGTCCATGAGATCACGTCGGTCAACCTTGAACATGCATAAGTTTCAGTCCACTGCCCAGCCTGAACGGCGGATATAATCGGAACAACCTTGGGCGGTTTGATGAAGGGGATTACGCGAGTGTCATCTTCATTGATTTCTCCGCGCCCATAGAGCAACCACTCCGGTGTTGTAGAAAGGGTAATTGCCAGTTGATGAAGATTTTCGCCATCCGGCTTTGTTGTTCCATTTTCCCATTTCGTTACCGAGACACGGCTTACACCAAGCTTTTTTGCTAGTGCATCCTGAGTGATATCAAGCTGTAACCGCTTGGATCTAATTCGGTCTTTCATTTCTGTTCTCATGTAACTTATGTTACACATTTCAAAGGTAACTGTTGTTTGCTATTTAATGTACCTTTTGTTACCTTTAAGGCGTCAACTTTAAGGAGGAATCATGCACAAATTAGACGTCGTTGAGCACTTTGGTGGCATCTCAAAGACAGCCAGCGCTCTCGGTATTTCTCATCCCGCTGTATGCCGGTGGGGGGAAATCATACCTGAGAAGCAAGCTTTTGTTATTGAGCGAATCACTAAAGGGAAACTTAAGTACGACAGCAAGCTTTATCAGAAGACTAACGAAACTGATAAGCAGCCGTAACCACAGCAAGAAGGGGTTAACCGTGGGCAAAGAGCACTGGAAAGTAGAGAAACAAACCGATTCGTATGTCGCGGTAGTCAGAAAAATTATCGCGGCATTTCCGGGCGGGTACAAAGAGGCGGCTGAGGTTCTCGACGTTAGCCAGGACGCGATTTTCAATCGGTTACGTGCTGGTGGCGATCAAATTTTCCCGCTTGAGTGGGCGCTGGTACTTCAGCGAGCTGCGGGCGTGACCTGTCTTGCCGATTACATTTCACTTGAAACTGATAACGGCATGCACATTCCTGGCGCGACTGGGGAAGATGCCAACGAAGAGATTGGGATCAAGCTGGCGGAGCTGGTGGGGCAACTGGGCGATCTGGTTAATGCGTATCGTCAGTACACCGAGGATGACGTGGTGACGCGCGCTGAATGGAAAAGCCTTAACGAAATCGCTTATCGGTTTCGCGTAACG